ATTCTAATCTCAATGCAGATGGATCTATTAATCATCAAAGCGGAGAAGTAGATATTTTAGTAAATTTTAGAACTCCAGTGGACATTAATCAAAGCACAGGGCTTTATGATTTTGGTAAAAACTCTAGCGCACCTGTTGCAATGTTCAGCGGACTGTACATGGTGAGAAGGATTGAAAGTACATTTAGCAAGAATGAATTTAAACAAAAATTACAATTACAAAGACGTCCATTACAAGAAGGAAACGGTACAGGTTCAACGCATGGTATTCTTACACCTGCTTCACAGCCTGCCGCACCGAACAATTCAAATGCATCTGCACCAACTGCAACGTCAACAGACACTGGACCAGTTGATGCAAAAGGCGCACCAGTTGGCAATAATGGATGGGGAGAAGGTTAATGTCAGAATATGATTCAACGCAAAGTACGATAGCACAACCTGACCCTAAACCCGGTCCTTTCCTTGCTAAAGTTGTTAGTCTAGTAGATCCTACTAACATGGGAATACTAGAAGTAGAAATCTTACGACCTGTCGGTGGCTCAAGTTCTGAAGGTCAATTACATCAAGTAAAATATATGAGTCCGTTTTATGGACAAACTAATGTAATTTACAACGGACAAGGCACTGACTATAACAATACACAAAAAAGTTATGGTATGTGGATGGTACCACCTGATCCAGGTAATACTGTTATTGTGATTTTTATCGACGGTGATCCTAAGCGTGGTTATTGGATTGGCTGTGTACCTGATGAAAATATGGATTTTATGACACCAGGACTTGCCGCAACAGAAGCAGTAGTTGAAGGTGCATATACAACTAGCACAGGAGATACTGCCACTCGAGTTCCTGTTGCAGAATATAATAAAAAAGATGCAAGCAATTCAAGTCCTGCAGACTCTACTACCTTACAAAAACCAACACATCCATTTACTAAAGTTTTAGATGCTCAAGGATTATTACTAGATGATACAAGGGGCATTACAACAAGTAGCGCAAGACGTGAAGCACCTAGTATGGTGTTTGGTATTAGTACACCAGGACCGTTAGATAAACAAGATGGCGCTCAGACTGGTAATTATGGTAAAGCAGAACACTTAGTAACAGGCGCACCAGTAAGTCGTTTAGGCGGCACAACGTTTGTTATGGATGACGGTGATGATAAGTTTTTAAGAAAACAAGCACCTGGTGACGGTCCACCTGACTATGCCGCAGTAGAAGAAAATGAAACAGGCGGCGATGTAACTCGTCCTCATAACGAATTATTTAGAATTAGAACACGTACTGGGCATCAGATTTTATTGCATAATACTGAAGACTTAATTTATATTACAAACAGTCGAGGAACTGCTTGGATAGAATTGACCAGTAATGGAAAAATTGATATCTACTCAGAAGACAGCATCAGTGTGCATACAGGAAATGATATAAATTTCTCAGCAGATCGTGATATAAATTTCTCAGCAGGTGAGAATGTTAATATTACTGCTGGAACTAATATTAATCAACAAGCAGGTTCTGCTTGGAATTCTACATCGGGTACCGACAGTAAGATTACTGCTGGTGCTGATGCACATATATTATCAGGCGGTACTATTGCATTAGACGGCTCTCCAGATGTACATCTAAACTCTAAAAAGGCTACTAAAGCAGACCCTGCATTAAAACCAGTTAGAGTTCCACAAACAGAACCTTGGGCAGGACATGAAAATCTTGATCCTGCTAGCGTTACTCCTGATAATACAATGGCAGTTGAAACTCCAGCGACACCATCTGAACCAGCGGCATTTAAGAAATACTCTACATCGATTGATACGTTTGCACGTAACCCACCACCAGCAAACTCATAAGGACAATAATCATGGCAACTTTATATTCATCAGTTCCAGTAACAACTAACTCAAATGTTCAAACTTCCAATGCTACCCAGACTTATAGAGGTTTTAGCACCGTAAGTACCGGAACACAGAATTTTACCTTGTATGATTTTGAATTAATCAAACAGGATTTGCTTAATCACTTTTACATTCGTAAGGGTGAGCGTTTGATGCAACCTAATTTTGGTACGATTATATGGGATATGCTGTTCGAACCGTTAACACCGCAAGTACAAGACTTGATAATGCAGAATGTTAATGAGATTTTTAATAGCGATCCTCGAATTCAAGCATCAAATATACTAATTACTCCGTACGATACGGGTATTCAGATACAATGCGATTTAAAATATTTCTTGTATAATTTGCAAGAATCGCTTCAATTGAAATTTGACCAAGCTAACGGACTAGCATAATTAACTACGCACATAATTAAATCCAATAAATACCATATAGGGATAAAATATGAGCTCAACGGACCGTCAAAATAATCTGCTAGTTAGCGAAGACTGGCAAAAAATATATCAATCATTTAAGAACGCAGACTTCCAAAGTTACGACTTTGACAACTTACGCCGTACAATGATTGAGTACATTCGTACTAATTTCCCTGAAGATTTCAACGATTATATCGAGTCTAGCGAATACCTTGCCCTAATCGACCTTATTGCTTATGTGGGCCAAAGCATAGCGTTCCGTGTTGATTTAAATGCTCGTGAGAACTTCTTAGAACTAGCAAGCCGCCGTGACAGTGTGTTACGTCTAGCACGTATGATTAGTTATAATGCCCAACGTAATACTGCGGCATCTGGACTACTAAAATTTAATGCAATTAGTACTACTGAAAATGTTATAGATAGCAATGGCAGAAACTTGTCAGGACAGTTTATTACTTGGAACGATCCGAGTAATAGTAATTGGTACAATCAGTTTATCAGTGTAATTAATGCGGCATTGCCTGCTACTCAACAATTTGGAAACCCTGTAGATTCTGCGACAATCTACGGAGTACCAACTGCACAATACAGATTTAATGCTTCAAATACAAACGTTCCTGTTTATGCTTTTACAAAAACCGTAGCCGGCCGTAGCATGAATTTTGAAATTACTAGTACTACTTTTAAGAATCAAACGTTTGTTTACGAAGAACCTCCTAAGGTAGCAAATAGTATTGCGTGTGTATACAGTGATGATGGCCACGGCGCAAGCAGTCCAGGCACTGGCTTCTTTTTTAATTTTACACAAGGTACACTGAATACTGCAACGTTCTCAGTTACAACTCCTACAAGTAATCAACAAATTGATATTGGTACCCAAGGTATTAATAATGAAGACGTATGGTTATACGCTCTAAGCCAACAAACAGGATTAGAAGATACACTATGGACACAAGTTCCTTCAACATCAGGTAACAACATTATCTATAATAGTTTGAATAGTACATTGCAAACAATTTATAGTGTAATTACTCGAGCTAATGATGCCATTAGTTTAAATTTCTCTGACGGTACATTTGGTCAATTGCCACAAGGCAATTTCTTATTGTATTATCGTGTTAGTAACGGATTAACATATACAATCAATCCTAGTGATATGGTTAATATTCTTTTTAACATTCCGTATACTAGTGCAAGCAATCAAATTGAAACACTGACAGTAAGTTTAAGTCTTGCCACTAGCGTTACTAACAGTACTCCTACTGAATCAAACACTAGTGTTAAAACAAACGCACCTCAAACTTATTATACTCAAAACAGAATGATTACCGGTGAGGATTATAATATTAGTCCATTAACTGCTAGTCTTCAAGTGTTGAAAGTAAAAGCAATTAACAGATCCAGTAGCGGTATTAGTCGTTATTTTGATTTAGTTGATCCTACTGGAAAATACAGTAGTACTAATTTATTTGCCGACGATGGTATTTTGTATCAAGAAGTTTACACAGATTCTGTTAACTTTACCTACGTTACTGAATTAGATATTGAAGGAGTAATTACAAATACAGTTTATGATATTTTACAAACTCCTGATTTAAGAAATTTTTATTACAATAATTTTTTAGACTATCTAAGCGTTAGCTTAAACGTTGCATGGGTTAGTGTAACTAAAGATAGCAATACAGTAAGTGGATTCTTAAGTGTTCCAGGCGAAGCAACTCCTTTTAAAGTTGGCTCGGCAACACAAACTGATCTAAAATATGTAACCCCAGGAGCATTAGTTAAGTTTGTTGCTCCAACAGGCTACTATTTTAATACACTTACTAATAAACTAGCAGTAGGCACGGCAACCGTTCCAAATTCTGCAAGTTATATCTGGGCACAAGTTGTGTCTGTATATGGTGACGGCACTGGTAATAGTAATACTGGTACTGTATCTGCTACAGGCTTTGGCACAATCATTTTAAACAAAGT